CATTACTTTTGATTGGTTTGTTAAACAGTTTAGAAAATTATGAAAAATAAAACAGAAAAGTACGCTAGATATAAAGCCGAAGATAGAAAGGAGAAGAACAGACAAAGAAAACTCCGTAAAGTTTTTAAACATCAGCCTAACAATTTACAGGTTAAAGCCTTAATCAAATGAAACTCAAAAACTTTATCTTAAGAGGAAAGAATGGTTGGTGTCCAGAGGATACCTGGAACTTAGATGTTTATTTATCCAAAGTAATTTCAGAGACTACAAAATATTTAAGTAAACACACTGTGAGTTACCCTCACGAACTGACATTTGAGCAATGGAAAAAGATACTTCGTAAAATCTCTAAAGATATTTATTTTGATGAAGATAAGATAGTCACAGAGAAAGGACAACTAAAAGCCTACGCTAAACAAAAGGAAGCCTTAGAGTTATTTGTTAAATACTTCCCAAATTTGTGGGATTAATATGAGAACAGCAGAAATAGCACTTAAATATAATATTAATAAAAACACTGTCAAAAGGTGGATACAAAAAGGACTATTAAAGGCGAAATTAGTTAAACCAGAATGGGGTGGACATGATTATTATGATGTTACCCAAGAGGATTTTGATATTTATTTGGCAAATTGTGACAGAAAGACAACTGACAACTGAGTTCTCTAAATACCTTAAATTACACCCAAGGAAGGAGACTGAAGTCTATGAATTTAAAATGATTAAATCTAAATCATTTCCTCTGGCCTCAGTCAAAGAACACCAGATAGCTGGATTGGAAGATGCCCTTGAAGGTCTGTGGCATAAAATAAGTGACTCTCCTATCTTTGCTGGTATGAATAGTAAATTTACCAAACAAAAACCATTTGATGCTGTGTTTATCAAGGCTAAAAATGCTTATGTTGTACCCATCTTTTATGAGCCAAGAAAATTTAAGAAAGCCTTTTTAATTCCAGTAGTAGATTTTGTCTTAATGAAGGATAGTTGGCCCAGAAAGAGTATTAGACTAGAAGAACTAGAAGAACTTGGATTTGAAATGATAAGTCTATAGTCCATATACTCAGTAATGGATTTGTATGAGAAGTGTCAAAAGGACCAAGAGGATAATGAAATTTACATCTGTATTCTGCTAGTAGCTAGTGCCTTGTTCTGCGTTTGTGCCTTGTTCCTCGTCTTGTTTCCCTACCTTTATTAACCTTTCTTCTTTGTGGCATTGAGCCATACTCAATCATAGTTCCTTATTGGCTCTCAAAATATCATCATAGTATCTGACGTGTTTAGTATCGGCATCTAGGATAACAGCACTCCCAAAGAGTTCGGTAGAGACTTGTTTAGCCCACCCGTTCTTCTTAGAGTATTCGTCTTGTGTTTTATAAGGACCAAGAGCGAGTTCGTGAACATGAATAGACTCACCCCCAAATCCAACCACTGTTTTCTCTGAGTATCCTTTTTTATGATTATGAGCCGAGACAATAATATCTGAACCCCAAGCACCACCAAATCTCATAGCACGGTCTTGTGGGTGATTGTTGTTGTAAATTGAAGAACCTGGAAACCTATGAGCACCTGTGAGTTTATATTCTTGAACCCCGACCTGTAAGGTGACATAACCTACGCCATACATAAAATAAGCACCCGTGTTTTCAAAGAAGTCGGCATACATAGAATTACCCATCTTATCAACCCACTTATCGTGGTCACCACCCCAACCGACTAATAGTTTCTTATTGTCACCTAGATACTTTAAAAGTGATTTAGTGTATTGAATTTGCTCTGGGACTTGTTCTATTTGCTCCATCTGAGCGTAATTAAAAAAGAACCCGTCAATGATATCACCCATTAGCATGACATAAGAGTTTGGGGTATTGACTATGGTTTGAAGTTCCTCACTTACCCTCTCGTAATTAGCCTCACCACCAGTATGTAAATCTCCAATGAAATTGATACATGTTGGTTCTGGGGAAAATTGTATTTCTACTTTGTTCGTTACCTGTTCTCTGGCCTCTAATACTTCTTCTTGTCTTTTTACAAAACGTGGACTCCAATAATCCGTGAAAGTTAATCGTTTCAACGTAGGAGTTTTTAAGATTGGCAGGTCTCCTTTTTTCATTGACTCTAGGATAAGTGTATCACGACTTTTATAAGTATTATCCAAATAATATAATCCTGAGTTCTCTTTTGTCATACTTGACTCCTTTTGATATAAAAATATATAACCACGTTAAAATCCCCTAAAAAAGAACGTGGTTTCAAAAGTTAGTGCTTAGTTCCAATAGAACTAAATTTATTTTTTGAGGGCTTCTCTATAACCCTCATTGTTTAATTCCTGTTGAATTCTGAAGGCAATATAGTTCGCTGCTGCACCAAAAATTACTGATAAGGGAACGTTCTCTTTTAACACGGTTTGGGAGATAAAAACGACTCCACCGTTTATAATTAAAAACATTAAAACTCTCAGGTCTTTTTTTATAACATCAGGTATAGTTATTTTGTCCATTTTATTATTTAAATAATAAGCTACTTGAATAGTAACTGAAAAAGTTCCCATTTGCTAAATTTATCTATTGTCTTTTTGAGGGCTGCCTCGTAAAGAGCTTTGTAGGGTTTATAGTAGGCCACTTCTGCCGAAAGTGTTTGATTTGTCTTATTTGCAGTCTTGAGCTGTTGTTGCCAATCTGCTTCTGATTTCTGACTTAGGGCTAGTTTCTGCTCTAAATCGGTTATCCTGACTTCTAGTTCACTCTGGCTAACCTTCAAACCCTCAATTTCTTTGGTTAAGTTTAAATTAATTTCTTTTAATAGGTCTAGTTCTGAGGGTGTTGGGGGAACTGGGGTAGTATCAAAGGGAACATTGAACGCCTTACAAATACACCTACCAATAGCATTGGCTATTAGGTCAGTGTTACCTAGAAGTACACTATCGTGTGGATCAATACTTTGCCCCATCTCAAGTAGAACACAGGGAGTCTTGGCAGTTAAGTGTTTCCACATATAGTAGAAACGAGTATTAGCATTAGAGTGTGAAACGTAGTTAATACCCACATCAGCAAAATAGTTATCATTTATTATTTTACATATTCGCTGGGACTCAGTTGTTGCCATATCTGTGGCTGGGTCAGCATAATCAGCAAATCCACTACCACCATCGTTGGGATAGTCCATGTCCGCATGGAGTGCTAGGAATAGGGCATAATCTTCCCTTGTTACCTTGGGGTCGTTATAAGCATAGTAATCTGTTTGATAGACCTCAAACCCCTTTTCTCTCATTAGGGCAGATAATCTATCAGTTATCCTCTTGGTTTTTTCCTGCTCGTTTGGTGCACCACTACCTGCTCTATTAATGTGCCCTGCCTGAAAACATAGTTTGATTGCCATATTATTTAATAATAGTAAACTTTTCTGAAATGTGATTAATCTCTACATTTCTAATTGGATTAACTTTATATCTAAATACTCCCTTGAGCAAGAACTCACCTGTTGGTAGATTTTTAGGAATATAGACTGATAATACAGTACTATGACAGCCACTTTCTAAATCTATTACTTGTGGTTGAGGGTTGTAAACTAAACCATCTATAAAGGATATAAATAAATCTGCTTGTTTATTAGTATTTTTACAATAATCTGCCAAAATACGAATATGTTCTCCCCGATTAACTTCGGTCTTATTTAATCTAACATTGTTTAAGACTAAGGGTTTGTAGGGGTAAATAGACCAAAAAAATAAGAGTCCAATTAAGCCAACAAATAAGATTATGGTTAGGTAAGAAATATTATTTATGATTTTTCTTATTTCCATATTATTTATTAATGACTAACGCAATTAATGCCCCTATAACTGCTAATAGAACTGTACCTACCATACCGTAAACAATATTTTTTACTGGTGTGAATTCATCTTGGGTTACATAGTCTTTTTCTAGTTTACCTTGAATATCCCTTACTGTTTTATCAATATTATCCACCTTATTAGCCATGACAGCTATATCTACTGAAAGTTGATTGTTAGTGGTAGGTTTTTTCATATGTATTTTTAACTTGGTTAGTATTGAATCGTGTTACTGCCATTAGCTTAGTTTAAATAGTTTATACATGAAATCCCAAAAGCCTTTATTGCCAGATGTAATCTTTTGCTTATAAAGTGAGACTTCGTTATCTTTAGTATCAAGTAGTCCCTTTAATTTATCAACCTCAAGTCTTAGTTTCTCGTTTTCTAGGTTAGTGCTAAATGTTATCTTTTCAACCTGTTCGCTCACAGTTTTACCCATATTAACTCTTAAACTATCATTTTCCATTAGGGCCTCTGTCATCTTTTCCCTCCAACTCTGAGCTTCAATCACTGAGGCCAGTATCTCACTAGCAATAGGTTTACAGCCTAGGAGATTAGCTATTGTCTTTAGGTCTTTATTTTTTTCTCTGAGTCTGGTGGTTGGTGATTTTTTCATAACAGTATTATATTTCATTATGGTAGCATATTTATATACTCGTACCATCTAAAGACCACGGTTACATTATTATTTGTAGTGGCAGTATTAGAAAGTCTGATGATGTATTTCGTGTTCCTCTTTAAAATCCTTTCCTCGGCAGTTCCTGCTATTCCACCTGAAGTTTTACCTGCACCAACCCTTTTCCAGAATATTATCGTCCCGTCTGTTGTTCCCCCACTTTGTCCCTTATGAATGGTAGTTGTTGCCGCAGTCAAACTGTTTCTATTTCGGTTGAACACAGTCTGTAAAGTAGTTCCTGTCTTATCTGTTCCTTCAAAGATTTGAGTTATACCTGCTGAGTCATTGTAGTCAATTTCAAGACCAAAATGAGGCCATTTAGTTGTATCGGGAACTGTAATCACATAATCCTGTGTTCCAAGGTTTCCTAGAGTAATGACATCGTGATAGTAAAACGAACTACCAGCATGAACTTCGTGGTGGGCATAATCTATCGTTTGAAGTGTGTGAGTTGACTCATCTATTCTTGGTGTTTGATAGGTAATATCACTTGTCTTTCCAGTAATCATGGAGTTGGTGTAAAGCCTTCCATCAACATCACAGAACATAAAAGCATAATCACCATTAGCACTAACACCTGCACTAGCCTGTAAAGTATCCGCTCTAACTACCATGGGTGGTACACCTACATTTCCACTAGCACTAGCCCCATCTTCTGCCTTACCTATACTTGTTGAAGCAGAACCAACAGTAACAGCATGAGTCTGAACTGCCGGGATTGGTTCAGTAGCGTAAGAGCCTAGAGTAAATACCCAATTTTGTGTTCCAGAGGTAAAAGCCGTAGCTCTTACTCTCATATATCTCAAAGCATTGACAGAAAGTTCCCATCCATAAGCAGGTGTAGCCGATAAGTTTCCAGTAGTTGTTTCAACGGTATTAGCATTAGTCCTAACCGCCTGAATAGTAAACCAGTTTCCATCAGTACCATTAGTTGAATTCAATGAACCTTCAAAAGTACAGTTTACTGTTGAGAAAGTACCATAACAATGAGCCATGACATTAGAAACTCTATCTGTTGGAACTGGAATAGTTTGTGCATTAGCTGTGATAGTACCTGTAACTGGGGTAATGTCTGCTGGTAAATTTGATGTTTTTAATCTACCAACTTCATTTAATGGTAGTTTAGCTATGATGTCATCTTGTTTAGTTGATGTAGCAAATCCAGTTATAAGTGGAACATCATCTATATTACTTACAGTGACATTATGATTATCTGGTAATTGTTTGGCAGAGGTAGCTAAATCTTTAGTATTAAAAGTAGATACAGGAAAATCACCAGGGTTGGCTACTGTAATAGGTACCTTGGTCTGATATTGGGTTTCAGTAATTAGCTCATCTATCTTATCTTCTAGGGCTGACATATCAACCTCAGCAGTTATCTTTTTAGGAAATGGAGGTATTTTTGTTTCTTTGATATTAACTATTGGAGCATCTACTTTAACATCAGCTGGTTTAACAGTGATATTAGGAGATAGTTTAATGTTTTTAATAGCCAAGATGATGTCTTTTAGGTAATCCGTGAAGCTAAGTATCGCTTTCTTTTGACCTAGGATTGACGATTGAAGCAGGGGTGGCACTTTATTACTCTCGGTGCTGATTTGTTTGAGATGTGTATTGATTTCCTGAGTGTCAAAGACAGTTTTTGTCTGATTAGTGACCTCCACTCTCTGGACATCTTTATCTTTAGGGAAGTTAGTTACCTCAACCGATAATTTCTTATTGTTGATGGTAGTTCCCTTAGGAAAGTTCTTGACAGTTACCTTTGGTTCATTTTGGAGTATTAGCCCTGTAAGGTCGGACATAGCTCCTACAATTATATTTTTGAAGTTCATTAGGCCCTTAGCGTATGTGTTAGATTGGCTATTAGCTTCACTTTGTTTTTTGACCTGTTTTACCTGTTGTAGCTTTCTGATGGCTTCGTTTGTATCCATATAGTTGGATTATAGACTAACTATCAACTGGTAGCAAAAGCGTTCTTGACAATAAACAGTGTTCTTGATATAATAAGACAAATGATAATACTACAACTAATTGGGTTAATACTTCTTTACCACTTAACAATGTTTGTTTTAGGACAGATTGCTTTGTTTATCTGGATAATACTTCAACCTACTTCCCACGAATAATATCCAACACTTCTTTCCCAGCCAACCCTTTACCAACTACTCCGCTATTACCAAAGATACTACCCAATATTTTTTTACCTGCTGTCAATTTGTCTCCACTCATCTTTTGGACATCCTTAACAACCGTCTTACTAATTCCATCCAGCAGCCTACCAATAGTATAATCTTCAGTTAGTTTATTTTGTAAAGTTTGAGGTAATTTAGATTTAAGAATGTCGTAAATGTTTATAGCGGCCTTCCTAGCTTCTTGGTCAGATAAAGTTCTCTTTTGCGAACCAATCCAATCAAAAACAGCCTTAAAACCTTTACCAGATAAACCTTGTTCAGTAAGATTGGAACTTAATTTATCATCAAAGGTTTTTAACAATTTTGTTAATTGTGGATTATTTGGGTTTTTAGTAATAACTGAGTTAAGTTCATCAGCAAGTGAACCACTTTCAAAATCATCAATGGATATTATTTGTTTAGCTTTGCTAATAGCTTTTTTTATAAAATCAGCGTTGGTATCTCTAACTTGAGTGAGTTTAGATTGCATTATTTTTGGTGTATCTGTTATATCAAGGTGTTTACTGGCTATCTCTAAAGCATCTTTTGTTTGTTGTTCAGCAAAGGCAGTATTTTTGGGTTTGAAATTTAGATTTTTTAAAAAAACATTCTTCTTATTTTCAGTAACAACATCATCAACCTTACCAGTTAATGTATTCCACAAATTTTTAGCTTTAGAAGATACCCTTGATGTAACTTTATTGACTACTGGTTTAGCATATTTATCAGCTCCATATTTTAAAACACTACCAGCTAAACTGAGTGCGGTCCCTGTGGCACCAGAGGTGGCTGTCTCATCCATTGACTTATTTAGACTACTTTTATTTACTCCCAATAGTTTACCAATACCAATATTAGCAGCAGTACCTAAAGCGGAACCAGTACCAGCACCACCAGCAATAGCAACGGGGGCGGCTAGACCACCAGTACCAACAGTAGCAGCGGTTCCAAGAGCAGTACCAGCTCCAAAACCTAAGGTTGGTAATATAGAAGAAGCTCCTTCAGCAATATCCCCAGAAGTAAAACCTTTTTCGTCTAATTTATATAAGTTGCCATCTTTGGCCCAGTACTTCTCTCCAGTTTTATTGTTCTTAGCATATCTGTATCCTTTTGATTCAGCATAGCTTTTCATACCAGCATCATCGGCAAATGATAGTTTTGCTCTTTCTCCAAAGGACAATGGTGATTTGTTAATTACTTTCATTAGTAAAAAGTTATATCTGAATCGTTAACACTATTAGCTGTGTTGACTGTGCTTCCACCTAACGCCATTTGTAACTGTTTTTGTCTATCCCAATAAGCATCCAGTTCTGGTTTAGAAACCCTACCTAACAACACAGAATCAATATTAGCTTTGTTTGCTATTGAAGCTGCTAAAATCTTTGACCATAATTCGTTTGGTAAATCACCATAACCAGCTAACCAATCTTTTGCTATCTTTTGTTCTGGTTCGGTTAATGCAGAACCAAATATATCTTGTCTATCCTTTGCTGTTATTCTGGCAATTATTTGTTTCAATACTTGGTCATTTCCAAACTTCTTGTTTAATGATTTTGTCATACCAAATTGTCCAGTTGAAAAATTATCTAAGAAATTTGGGTCTCCACCAGATAGTTCTTTCATTCTGTCCATTACTAAATTAAGTTGAGAAACAACAGCTGTTTTAGGTTGAATAATTGCTCTTTCTGCAGCAGACAAATTACCCAATATGTCAGCATGTCCTAAACCTTGGGAAGCAGATTCCCAAGCTCTTGCTAGTCTATCGGAAGATTCCTCTGGTTGTTTTTTATAATAATTTACCTTTTTATAAGTATCCATTACATCTTTCATTTCAACTGCACCACTAGAAGCAAACTCATCAAATAATTGTCCAATGCTAGCTCCTTGAGCAGCTCTTTCTTCTATCTGAGATAGTGCTTCTTTTTTAAATCTTTCTTTTTGTGTTTTTTCATCAGAATGAGCAGAAGCTGAAGTAACAGCATTCATTCTAGATGTCTCGGCATTCATTAGACTAATGGCATTATCAAAATCACCTTGATATTTTTTGTAATCAAGTTCTTTACCTTTAATTGCAGCCTCATAGACCTTTAATGCTTTGTCTACAATATTACCTAGAAAGTTCTTTCTTTTTTCGTACAAATTTAATGCTTTAGCGGCTTCATCGCCCTTTTGGGAATAGAGACTAGCAGAAGCCATAGACTTAGCATATGGGTCCTCCATAAAACCCTCAGGTTGTAGATTAGTTGGTACTTGTGAAGTAGACCAGTTATCAGCAATCTGTTTATCGTGGGCAAATAGTTCAGCTACCTTATCGGTATAACCACCCAGGGCTGAGTTTAAAGTCACATCAGGTGCTACTAAGTTTTCTCTAATGTTTGTTTCAAAGGTAGGTAATCCAGCATAGGTGTTTTTAACATCCTCTGCTGATGCTGCTATATTTTGATAAAGTTGGTTAGTATCTGCCATATTAGGTTTTTACAGGTTGTAAACCTTGAATTTTTAAAGCATTATTTAATACCTCAGTATAATTTGTGGGAGTAGCAGTGGCAAGTGGAGTAACTCCATACTGCCAATCATTAAACTTTTGACTTCTCTTTTCAGTTGCCATGGCTCTAGATTGTTCTGTCATCTTTTGAGCTTGGTCCCACTTCTGTTTTTCTGGTTCAGAGATATAGCCCTCAGCACCAGTAACAGGAGCAAAACCCTTTTCTTCTAAGAACCTTTGTTTTTCAACATCAGCTCCTTCAACATATCTTTTTTCCGACTCAGCTAGGTCTCTGGCCTGTTGGTCTAGTAGGGCTTTTTGTCTGGTCTCATCAGCAGTTGCCTCAGCTCTTTCTTGAGTTCTAATACCTGAAGTATAAAGACCACGAGTATTCATTTCCTGGTCAAGGTCTCCTAAAGCAATTTTAAATTTTCTATCCCTTTCGGCTCTGGTAGCATTGATATCACCCATTCCAGTTGCCGTATCTTCTTGTTTATATCTTAGACCACGAGAATAATCTTCTTCCATTCTCTTTTTAGCCAGGTTGACATCACCATTGTAGATTTTAAGTAGTTTTTCGTAGTAGGGTCTAAGCTCTTCCATAGCCGCTGTTTCAGCAGCTTTCTGGTCAAAGGTAAAAGGAGTGATAGCCCCAGGGGATAGGCCTGATGAGGATGAACTTGTTCCACCTTTACCAACACCTCCTGTGGCATTAAAATCCGCAATCATTTCGGGGTCTTTCCATCCAGCATAACCTGGATATGCTGCTCTTATTTCTTCTGGTGACATTATCGTGATAGAGGTTTTGCCCTCTTATTAACCATTAACGGTTTGTTACCTTTATTTTCAGCCTTAACTAGTCTCATTGCAAGACTATGTAGTTTATGTGCCTGTGAAGATTTATTTTGTCTTTTAGTACTCATATCATTGAAGTATAAACAGTTGATTTTAAATTAGTATCTTGAGCAGCATCTATTGTTGGAGTAGTTGTTCCAGTATAACCAGAGTAATAATCTATGTGAATACGACCAGCACCACCATTACCTCCGTTACCTCTATCTTGACCACCAATACCACCAGCAGCAGTTATTTTAGCTGTTCCTAATGTGGCAGACTGACATTTAATTAAACAAGAACCACCAGCACCACCTCCACCACCACCAGTAGCAGTAACTCCGTTTGTTCCATCAAGATAAATATTTCCAGATACAGTAATATTTTTAGTAAAAATAAGAACAATTCCACCACCTTTACCACCGTAACCACCAGGTCCATTTTGGTCAACTCCTGAACCACCACCAGCACCACCAAACACCATAGTTGTTAAAGCAGCAGCTCCAGCAACAGGACCACCCTGACCAGGTGTATAAGAACCAACACCTCCACCAGTTGCTCCAGCAGTTCCATTACCACCACCACCACCACAACCAACTGAGTTAGATGAGGAATTTGCTTTACCACCACCACCACCATTACCCCTAGGGATATATTGTTGAGCAGTAGCTCCAGTTGTTCCCTCTCCTGACCATGCTTGATTTTGTTGTGCTGCATCAGAACCACCCCTAAAACCATCTTTAGAAGTAATGCTTCCACTAATAGTTAAGTCACCATTACTCATTAAAGCGATAATTCCACCAATACTACCGTTCCAAGCAGTTCCTGTAACTGTTCCACTTAGAGTGCCACCAGTATATTGAGGAACTAAAACAGCCTGTGCACCTGTTCCATAAGAATAAGCTAAAGGGTAAGCTAAAGTTAAAGTAGCCCCAGCATCAGCTAGGACATAATTTAATTCCCATTGACCAGCACCAGTCCCTTGAGATTGATGAATTAAAATTATATCTCCAGTACTAGCAGATAAAGCAGTAGTTAAAGAAGTTTGTGTTGCTGTTCCAGTACAAGTAGCATAAGAATTGATAGTTCCTGTCACAGCAGGACTACCATCATGTCCGTTTCCGTATTTGACCCTGTCAATCCATTGCATATTATTCCTCGCACCATACTGTAACTGTTAAACCAACACAAGACGATGCAGCTGTTATGTCCAACGTCAATACTTGGTTAGCAGTTAATGAAGCAGAGGTAATTGAAGTTTCGGCAGCTGCAGTAGAAGTAACTGAAATAGAAGCATCAACATCAGTTGTATCTTTTTGAACTCTTATAGTAGCTGTTCCACTAACAGTTTTATGAATTATTTTTGTAACTGTCATATTAGCTGGAACTAAATATTTAGCACCAACTTCATCAGCAACGATAGAAGTTCCATCAAGATACCAGGTAAATCCATGAGTTATTTTTTTAGCAGCAATAGCAGCCTTAACTGCTTTTTGAGTTGGTAAAACAGTATCTGAATTGGCTGCCATTGTACTATCAGCATCAATCGCACTACCTGAGACTCCAGTATTTATTACTGGTGAGGTTAGAGTTTTATTGGTTAAAGTCTTAGTGTTACTCGTGGTAACCACGTCTCCAGTTTCTCCTCCAACTGCTGAATTATATTCGGTGATTATTGCTTCTAAATCGGACATTACTTTGTCAGCATCAAGAGTGTCTCCATTATTTATATCGTATGGTAAAGTTATTGTAGACATACTTTATTTTAATTGTTTATTTTTAAATAAGCAATTTTATAAACTTCCAATAGATAACAGATTAAGTTTATTTTTAACAATAACCTTAGGCGATAATGGAGTTGGTTTATCTTCAAATATCCACCCATCATTATTTGTAGTATCCACTGAATGAGAACCAGCATACCAAGTAGCACCACCAGTGGCATTAGAATTGGAAATATCAAGATAATCACATTCTACTATGCCTGAAGATTTAGATAGGATATGTTGAGTTATTGCATCTATACTATCAATTGTTATTAAATTTCCACTTGTTCCTGAAACTGTAAACGTGTTTATAGTAGTAGTTTTTCCATCCTGAAACTTAATAGAATGAGGAGGATTATCACAAGTTATTTTATTAAAAGTATTAGAACCATGAATAATAAATTTACCAGTTCCCGAACCACCCAACCAAAGATTATTGTAAGTTTTACCAATTTCATTAGCAGTATCATCATAAAAATAAAAAGTTTTATTAAATTCACTAGCATCAGTAAATTTAATTGTTGATGTTTCAGGAGTAATAGTAACAGAATCTCCATCATATTGCTCAATACTCCAAACATTACCACTACCAGTTGCTTCCCAAATTCCACTTCCCATAATAACATTAATAATTGAACCAGAAGAAATATAGAAAGAGAATTTATTAGCGGTTATATTTTTGTCGTTGGCATCAAAAATACCTTTTTCAATTTTAAAAGTATCAATAACCACAAGGTTGTCCTGAAGTGTAAAAGTTCCACTCCCACTCACACGAAAATAAAAAATAGAAGCACCATTAATAGTGATAGTATGTGTATCTATACCAAAAAATTGAGTATATGCTCCAGAGTCAGAGTCAAAAGTAGTTCCTACTTCAAAAATAGCTGAACCATAAATTCCAATATCTGTGTTACTATAAACAATAGTATAATTATGTCCAGAGGTTGAAGTAAAATTATAACACTCGGCACTATCTCCATCTAAAGTTATCGTTCCCCCACTTCCAAAACCTGAATTTTCATCTATAAAAATATCATCAGAAGAAGTTGGTAAATTTCCATCAGCAGGAGAACCACCAGAAGTAGCAGCCCAATGATTATCATCATCACTCCAGTTTCCTGTTCCACCTACCCAATAACGATTACTCATAATTATTTTTCAATAATTCTAACTTTAGCAGCACCATTATCTTGAATAACAGAAATTACAGTCACACCTTCAGGAACAAGATAGTTTCTAGTTGATCCTGGAGCAATATATTCATCAAAATTACTTGAAGAAGCTGTTGCAGCATACCTCATAAAAACACCATAGTCTAAAGCCGTAACTTCTAGAAAAGTTGTATCTTCATTTAATGTTATATCTGTAGCAGAAGATATTGAATCATCAACTGTTACTGCAAGGGCTAATTTTGCAGGGACAAGAGAGATAACACTGTTGTTTGCATCTCTTGGTAATACTATTTTTTGCATTTATTTATTAATTTTTAATAATTAATTATATTACCCTATTACCTAGACAATCAAATCTAATATAAAACATGGACTGTTCCACTAGAATCTTTCCATACTAATTTACCTTGAGTAGAACTGTAATATAATGTTGAATTAGAAGCATCAGCATCTGTGCTAGTAGGAATTATGATCGGATTATTCAAAAAATTAGATATACTTTCAAAATTAATTCTAATTTTATCAGAACTACCAGTATCACCGTCTGATATTATATATGGTAACTCCATTATTGTGGCCTCCACCTTTTAACCTGATAAAAGATTGTATGTGAACCAATTTCATCTTGTCCGTGTTCAGCAGAATAAACAAGTTTATGCTGAACTTTATTACCTATCACTTTACCACCAGTATGGTAATGAAAAGTTTCTTTTACCTGTCCTGAGACACCCCAGTAGCCAGTTCCCCAAACAGCACCAGTAGCACCCCAAAGGGGAGAAGTTGGTGATAAGTTTAAGTTTCCTAAGGCCCCAAATGAGTTTTCATCAATAGAGGCACTAACAGCCACATTATAGTTTCCAGATGGAAAACCAAACCATTTAAGCATCATAAAGCGTTTCTTTTGGCCTTCATTGTCTATTTCCATTTGTGGTCCAATCCACTCACAAGCAATCGCAGTTCCATTGTCAGTATTACCCGACCAGGAATAAACCTTACCATCATCCTTGGCTTCACCAAAGTAGAGTCCATCTTCATAAAAATCAAAGACAGCAGGGGTCCAACCAGTAATGCTAGTCCACTTAGATTTACCATTTGGAACAGGAGCATCACCATCATAAACTAAAACCAAATCAGGATAAGTAGCCGAACCAGTAGGAACAGCAAAAAGGAGATAACCATCTTTATATCCAGCACAGGCGGTATTAAGAGCTGTCTTATTAACAGTAGAGATTGTTCCTTCAAGAAACTCACTGCTCATATCAGCTCCGCTAAACAGCCCATATTGGTTTCTCATAACGCTCCTGATAGCCCCTTCTCTATCAATACACCAAACATCGTTACCATAACCTATGATTGAACGATAAGAGATAGCACCAAAGTCGTAGGTAATAGGATAGATAGAAAAACTATTTGTACCAGAGCCAACTAGGTAATACCAAGAGTTTGCCTTAGCAAACAAGACTTTATCTCTAAGGCCAATTCCACCAACTAGAGCATCACCATCACCAGGTTCAATATCAAACCAGTTATCTACGCCAAAGGTTTCAGGGTCGCCAAGAACAGAAAAATAAACACGATTAGGGTAAGCAGCCACGCCACCGACAAACATAATATTTCTCCACCAAACTCCCCATTTACCAATGGGAATAGTAGCAACCTGAGCAACCGTAGTATCATTAATTTTACGAACTCCATCAGTCCCATTAAAGCCATAAAGAAAACCATTAGCAAAACAGAAGTTCATATCTAATCCAGTTGTTAAACCAGTACCACCAGACATCGTAGACCAGGTTCCAGCAGATAGACTTTGAATTAAAGTATCTTCTACTTTTATTTGAACCTTAGTTGAACCACTAATCCAATGAGTTAATCCAAGTTGTTTTTTAGAACCAGTATCATTGCCAACTAAAGTAGTCCCATTTCGGACAATTAGTTTACCTGTTTCTCTAATTAGGAAGTTTTTGATATCAACAGCTTCATAGCCCAGGTTTACTGGGGCAGTGGTACTGTTTATTCCATAATATTTAGTTACGGCTAATTCTTTAAGATTTGCTGGCATAATAATCAGGATAACTTTCTAAATCTTTAAGAACTTCTTTACTTAAAGCGTTCTCAGAAAGAAATGTTTCTAAATCTTTAAACTTAACAGCTTTCTTTTTTTCTTTACCCTTATTGTCTTTCTTTTTAAGCTGAATAATAATGTCTCCCCTAGTTAATCCCATATTAGATTAAACTCTTAACATTAGTTGAGTCTTTGAGAATAACAGTGGGTAAAAGCATGCTTAGTTCGTCAAAAAACTCTTGTCTTTTACGACCACCATCTAGAAAGTTTTCAGAGGAAGAACTGGCTTCAATCGCCCTACTAACACCCCAAGTAATTAGGAGCGGGTGTAATAGTTCACTAAAGGCAGGGGTATCGCCATCAGCACTTAAAGCCGCTGGTAGAATATAGCCATAAAGTCTCATTGTAGCTGCCTTACCAAAGTTAGGAACATAAATAACATCGCCCCATAGGGCATAAATCAAAGAACCCCTAGTATCAGTGCTATTAGCCCCTAGAACTTCTTCTAGTGAGGCCTTTCTGAGTGTCTGATAACCAGCCCCACCACCAAAGTCTATTTGAACTAAAGTAATGTTTTCCCAAGTGCTAGTTGGGGTATAGTCAATATCACCAGAGGTAATTGAAATCGTTTCAGTTCCAGGGAAGAAGTCTCTACGATTTCTGAGGATTTCGCCTTCTATAAAGCGTTTGCCTTCGTTAATAAATACATCATAATCGGCATTTTGAATTTCAGTGTCGTTGCCAATTATGGCTTTGATTGAGTCACGGATTGTCTTTAGGGTCATAATCTATTCTATACGGTTTCCTGGCTATTCCGCAAATCATAGACTTTTCGCCAACATTTAGGAAAGAAACGTCTTTTGTCTTATACCCCTCAAATAAGTATTTAAGAGTGTCTTTGTTTTTTATATCTAAAAGAACGATAAAATAACCACCAGGCATAAGCAGTTCTCTAGTATCTTTAATTAGGCTTTTTATCTTTTTATAGGAATTAAATAGACTCATAGAGATAATTACATTTGGCTGATAATCAAAGAGTTTTCCTAGGTATGAATACTCAGAGATAATATCTACCTGAATAACACGCTTATCGTCTACCATACAGTAATCTTCGTAGTTCTCAAAATACTTTCTCACCCCACCAATAATGTCTGAGTGGCCAACCTCAATTACATAACCAGGTTTTATGATAATTCCTTTAGCATATCTCTTTAATGTTTCCTCAAGGGTTTTCATTGTTAATGTAGACAATCTCTACTGTGTCTACTCCACTTTGTGAGTCACTCCCTTTAGATACCAACCGTTGGTGTCCTATCTTCGCTTGGGGCAGCTCAGTAATTTTATAACCTAGTTTCTTAACTTTCCAGCAAAAATAAATATCTTGTTGACCATAACCAGTGTTTTTTATCTCTGGGTGGGCCTCCCAGGTGATATTACCATTATCCTCAGTTATTTTCCAAAGAACCATGGGAATAAAATAAGGTTCACCCATCTTTTCAAAGACTTCTCTTTTAACCAAAAGACAACCCATACCAGAGAAAACTATCTCGTCACGGGTGTTTCTTAGAGCAAGGGCTTTCCCTGTTCGCCTATCGGCATAGTCAACAGTGACAATAGGCTGGTTTAGGTCAAACATACTTTTAAGTGTTCCATCTGGGATAACCATATCTTCCTCAACAAACCAGATCCAATCACATTTATCTTTTAGGGCTCTTTTAAGGGGAACATTAAAACAATCTGGGATAGATAAACCATGAGCCATATAAAGGTTCCAATCATAACCCTTGGTATTGTTAAAAACAGACTCCATAGTTCGGCTGAACATAGTTCCACGGCTAGCTAAAATAACCCCTAGTTTCACTTGTAATACTCCTTTAGCCGATTGACGTAGCCAGGACTCTTATTGGCATTTTTCTCCATATACTCAAGGCCCTTTCTTCCACTAAGAGAATTACCACCATCATCAATTACCCGTGAATGAATATGTTTTATATGGGCTTTCATTTGCCTGTCAGTACTTATGAACTCAATTTTACCAATATCTACTTTAGGGACATCAGTTCCATCAAACCTCTTTTTACAGTTGGGACAGGAGTGGTATTGGTTTTTATCTTTCCAAATCCCTAGTCCTCTAAACCGAACCCAGTGCCAACTATCCATAGAGTTTTTACACCAGGGACAGACTTGTGGCTCCTCTATTTCCATAAAAGGATAATAGCATACAAAAATGGCCCCTTGCGGAGCCATTAATGTATGTCGTTAAGTGACTTATTCTTTGCTTCGGAAATCCACCGCAAAGGTGTCTCTCATTTCAGCAAGACCATAGATTGTGTCTACGGTTACCAAGTTAGCAAGATATTCCTGCTTGTATTGGGTTTGAGTACGAGGACTCTGTTGCATCGCTAAACCAAATGCTTCCTTTTGGAACATTAAGTTGTGAACAACAGTTGGAGTACCAGCAGCAGTAACAAGGTTGTTAGAAACATAGACCTTGAAACCGTAGATGTCTCCCCAGAAACCGTTCTCTTTAGCTCCGTGGAGGATAGGAGAATTTTCTGGACCCCAGCCTGGACCAGTTCGGAGTACGAACTTGTCAAGCAACATTAAAGCTGCTTTGGCAGAGGGTTTAATGACGAAATATCTGTCGCTTTCTGGAGCATCAGCTGTATCAATTTTTTCAACAGCTAAAACCAAGTTAGTATCAGTAACATCGGTTGAACCATCACCAACATATTGGCTTAGACCGCTGTATAAACCAGCGAGTGAAAGGTCAATTTGTTTAGCAATAGCATAACCAGCTTTACTGGTATATTCGCTCATTAAATCGTATTTAGATTGAACTTTGAGAATATCTTCCACATAGAAAGAAGTCTCATAGTGTTTATCAATCGCAATATCAATTTTCCCCTCAGTAACAGCTTGAGGAGTAACAGCAGTATCAGCAACTTTTGGGTTGGCTGAAAGGTTTGACAGGTTCGGGACGTGAATTGTGTCACCGAAAGATTTGACATCGCTGTCATATCTTTTTACCTTGTCAGCAAGCACGAGATTGCTCTCAACTGCTCGCAGGACTTCACTGGACCACACTTCAGGAATGAAGTTTGCCCCAGTAGTTACGGTCATTGTAGGTAAGGACATTTATTTTATAATAAATTTTAATTATCTAAAGTTGACCTTTAGATAGGGCAGACATTATTTTGTCTCTGTTTTTCTCGTACCATTCTTTGCCATCTGGTTGAGATAATCTATCTTTCAGGAAATCCTGAGTAAGTTTAACTCTCTCGTTTGGTTTAGATTGACTCGGTGAATTAGGTCTTTCAGTTTCTACATCTTCTGTGGTTGATTGTTTCTTTTCAAAATCAATCAGTTCCTTCCAATGTAAATCCCGATAGGCAGCTTCAAGATTGAAGATACCTTGTTTTTTAGCATGATTGGCTACCTCTGTGGGGTCAAAAGTTGGTCTGCCGTCTTTGCCATCGTACTTTTGAGATAAACTCTCAAGGTCTTTGGCGTACTGTGCAGCTCTGTCCTCATCTTCCTTTTGTTGGGCGGTTATAAAACCTCTCTTTTGGAGGATTGGAGCTAGTCTCTCAACTGCTATTTCTAGTTCACTATCGTCTTGGTTGGAATTGGTGGAGGCTGAAGTAAATTTTGACTCAAGTTCTGCCATTTTACTCTCAAGTTCATGGCGTTTCTCACGCTCTATCTTGATTTCTTTTAGAAGTCCTTCTCTTTCAGCATTACTGCTTGCAGAGCCATCATTAACATCTTTCTCGGTTTCTTCGTTGATTGACGTATCAACAAGAGTATCCATCTCTTTAAGGTCTTTATCGTCTTGCATAGTTTTTTATCCCTCATTTACGCAGCTGGGTGGCGGTGAAAACTATAATTTACCTACTATCACCTTCGTAGGCTTAAAGCTGGGGTGAATGAGCCGATCACCCCAAATTCCAACCTACGAAGAAAAACAAATTATTAATGTGCTTAACAGGAGTATGTATCACATAACTAGCAAAAGTCAAAGGCAACTATATCTTGAGCTTAGTTCCAGTATAAATTAAGTTCGGATTAACGATGTTATTTTTTCTAACAATGTCATTAACAGTTGTGCCAAGATTTTTAGCAATAGCTGATAAGGTATCTCCACTTCTAACAGTGTAGCCACCAGAACGACTAGTCTCAGTTGGAGATGACGGAACATTGATTGACTGACCAGCTCTAATAATGTTTGGATTAGTTATATTAGGATTAGCTCTAACAAAGTCATTAACAGTAGTTTTATATTGTTTTGCTAGGGCAGATAGGGTGTCCCCAGGTTTAACCTGATAGTAACCCTGACTCTTGCCATAATATTCTCCAGCTTTAGCTCTTTCTTCAAAGGTTTTATTTTGTGACTGTTCCCAGCCTTTTTGGCTATAAGGTGGTTCCTGTTCAGCAGCCATAGCAGGTTTAACTAACTTTGGAATCGGAACCATCGGGTTTCCCTTTTCAGCAGCTTTTTGATTTGTATTTAGTATTGCCGATTTAGTTATATCGCTAGTTCTTCCATTTTGGTCAGTATACTCTACATGAAGATGTTCTTGTTGAGATTTACCCTGTATTGTTTTGCCACTATTACCAGTTTTAGCAATAACAGTGTCATTATTTTCTATGGTATCTCCACGTTTACCGATTGTTTGGTCTAGATGAGCAAAAGTTATCCTTTCTCCTGTGTCTGGATTAATCATAACTAGGACATTGCCTAAGTTATAATCTTTATAGGTGTCTAATATCTTCCATCCAGCCAAACCATAAACTGGAGTTCCTTTAGCAGCATGGTAGTCTGTTCCTTTATGAAAACTCTTACCGTAATATTTAGGATTTTTAACACCATAACCCTGTGTAACGTAAGAATCTCTTATATATCCTGTTTTTTCACTCATTACATTCCAGGCATCGGGATACCAGCATCAGGACTTATTGCCCCTGCGGTATCAGTTTCGGGGGGTGCCTGTTCCCCTTCAGGTGGAGCTTGTTCTGGAACGCCCTCACTAACCATTTTTGAAACAACTTCCTCTTTAATAGCATCGCCAATAATATCGTCAATGTCATTGTATTGTAGGGCTGTTAAAGCAGCCTTTCTGGAAATCAAACCAGCTGTATAGTGTTTGTATACACGTGCTTCACGAGCTTCACGAGTATAAGCAAGCCAGCTATCTATGGTGACTCTAACCTTTTCCTTTTCTCTAATTACACAAACTGGAATTTCAGCTCCATTGTAGAAAATAGTCTCAGGAATATTAGTAGCATTTTCACCAATAATAGCGAAGAAATCTGGTTTACCGTCTTTATCTTTATCGTCAGTTTGAATTACTTTGGTAGTAGTTAGATAGCGAGCATACATTTTGAAAGTACCATAGGCAACATCAGTTAAATACATATTGTAATTTTCTACTAAGTCTTTAAGGTTGTTGGCATCACCCTCTTGGAGGGCTTCAATAGCAACACCAGCAGTAGCCCCAGTTGGTATTCTGCCCAAGCTGGCATCATGTTGACCACCGATATCTTCAAGATAAACGTTTAGTCGGTTGATTTGATTGTCAACTGAGGCTGCCATAGCTGGTGCATTTTCAATGACTGGCCTTTTGCCAGAAGCGTGCTGAATGATAGTTCCGTTCTCGTTTGTAATGATTTTAGCTCCAGAATTCTCAGCTACCACATACCTACCCTTGGTAAAGGTATGGTGATAATCCATAGTTAAACCCTCTAGAATATCAAGCATCTTTTGGGGTGGAATTAAGTTTTTAACCCAACCCTCACCATAATCCTCACCAGGATTATCGTCAGTTCGGTAGAACTTAAAAGTGTCGTAAAGTGATTTGTTTTTAGTCTCAACGTGTCTTAAAAAGGTGGACTCAGTAAAGGTTGCAATATTGACCTTACCACCCTTAGAGTTTTCTTTAGCCGTTAGATAGTGAACCTCATAAACAATAGAACCCTCATCAGTATCGGCCTTGTTTTGGTGGCCATAAACAGAGTCTTGAAGTGTTTGTTTCCAGGTAGAAGCAAATTCTTTATCATCAGTGCTTAGGTCTCCAACTTTTTTAGTATATTTAGGGTCATTATCAATCTCATCATTAGTTCTCCAAATTGCTTTGGTAATTCTAGTATTATTGGGGAAGGCTGGACCACCAAAGTAAACATCAAATGGATCAAGTACCACATAATCTACTCTTTGTTCTTCTTTATTCCAAACAAGTTCTAGAATACCGATAGAGTATTTAAGCCCCTGAAAAACGTTCTGTTTGCTAGCCATCTTCATGTGGCCAAAAGTCCAAGCATCGTCAAGTACCTTTTGCTTATATTTAGCCATCTTAATTGAGTCATCAGAATTATCTTCAGGAAAAACATACCATTTAGGGTCGTATTTAGTGACAAAGCCACGAACAGACCTTAAAGTAGTCCAAATCTTGTTGATGGAAAATCTAGCAGCCCCAGAAGTAGGTACCGCTTCTACCATTTGAGTAATGTCGTTGTATTTTACAAAGTGATTGCCCTTGACATAGTTATCATAGACATACCAAGACCAGTCAACATACTGTCGGTTATCATGGTCTACTTCAAACTTTCTTTGGAAGTCAGCTAAGGTAAGAAAATCCATTTTCAGGTTCTTTTCCTTTTCTTCCTCTCCAGTTAATATTTCATCGTTCTCTATCTCTGGTTGGGTTTCAACCTCGGATAGCATTTGTCCAAGTTGGTCTAGTTGATTGTCTGGCATGTTATTTTATGATTTCATTCGGACTAACTTCCGAGATGTCTCTATAAGGATTTTCAGCTATCTCGTTAGGAGTTGCAACTTTACCCCCTAGGTCTATTCCCAGAACCTCGGCTTCTAACTCTTTTAGGTGGGATAAATACTGTCTTTGAATGGCAAAATTGTGTAACAAAAGAAAAAAGATTATGGCGACTAAACATATTTCTATCATAGACAATGATACCACCAACACCCTAGTACATATCAAATGCACTACTCTTGATATCTAGTTGGTTCTCATATCCACTTCCAGCGTAGGTAACATAATCATTTTTAGAGTTTGACTCAGGAAATCTACGATACATTTGAATTGCTATTCCCAGCGACATAACACAGTCATCGTGGCACCCTGGTTGAGCCTCACCATCTGGTTTTTCATCAGTTCTAACAAAGGTCATTAGTTCTCCCAGGGTTATCTCATCATGGATTTTTATATCACCATTACGAATATACATTCCCATATCTGTAATTAATATAGGCCTTGTGCGGATATCGGTAGACCAGCCAAGTTTACTGACAGAACTCTCGCCAACATCATTGGTATCTTCCCTGTAAAACAGGTTCGGATAATACAGCTTATTGAGCACCACTAAAACAGCAATACCCTGGTTGTTTCTTTCAACTCCAAGTAGAGCTGCGTTATAAAAGAAACCTAGTCTTTCAAGTTCTTTAGCAAAGGCATCAACAGGAAGTCTGGCTCTAAATCTAGCGACTACTTCCATGGTTCTCTTTTTGATGACCTGGGCCACTGAATAGTCATTTACCTGGGCCACGTCAGCTCCAATCACATACTGGTCAGTTCTTAGTGGTAATTCCCAAATATCCAAAAATCCCTTAGGGGATTGTTCCAGGGTTAATCTAGTTCTAGTTCCAACAAGATTGCCAGTATATTTTGGCTTAGAAGCATCTTTCTTCATCCGATTAAGGACCTTGATATCAAAGACAGGATTACCAGAGGAAATAAAGGCCACCTCAGGGGTAATGGGATATTCCTGATTGAATTCATCTATGGTTTTAAACTCTTTTACCTTTTCTCTTTTCCAGGCAACTTGTTCTTTACTCAGCCCGTACTCAATCATTTCTTGAGTTTCCTCAGAACTTGGTTTAAAGGTTCTATCAACAGGGATTTTATATTCCTCATGGTCTTTCCAAGAGAAGAAGTGGGGAGTAAAAGCTCCATCACCATTAACGCCCCTAATCCACTCACGGTGAAAGTAGTTACCCATCCCATTAGCAGTTGACTCTAGGATAGCTCTACCATCTTTTGGAACAGACTGTAGCAGCCCTGTCATTAAAGTATCAGCATCACGATAGAAAGCCACCTCAGAGGCGTGGAGATTGGTTATTGTTTGTCCCCGACCAGTAGTTACCGCAGCAGCAGTGCCAATGTAGAAAGTTGAACCAATGGCTTGATTGTACATTTCGTTTCTAGAGTTATATTTCATAGGCACCCCTAGATATTTAATATAAAGTTTTACTTTGTCTAGTAGTTTCTCTGAGGCCCCAGTCTCATAGGATAAAGACATAGAGATAGAGTTCGGTTTGAAAAGGAAGTCATAAGTGAACAAAGCTAGGATAAGACTCGAAAACCCTTCTTGTCTTGCTTTAAGAATTGTATCCCTACCCGTCATATTTTCTAGAAACATCATCTGGGCTTTATTGAGTTTGAAAGGGACTTCCTCAGACTGCTTATTGATGATAGGAAAAGAAGTTTCAATGGCTTCTTTTACTTTTTGTTTCCAATCTTCCATCTTATTTAGTGCATCTATAAACTGGTCTACTACGACCATTAGGTTGGATTGTCTCTCCAATCTTTTCTACATCTTTAAAATACTTCTTTAACCATTTTAGCAGTAATGGTTCAGAAACTAGCGAGCAGAAAGAGTCCTTAAAAGAATTGTCGTATTGGATATCTTCTTTGTCTGACTCTAGCAGGGGTAACTCAATTACAAAATAGGTAGTAGATTTAGAAATCCTTTTAATTATTTCTTCTCGGTGGGTGTAGTAGTGAAAGGCACTAGAACAAAGAACATAGTCGTAATCCGTAAAATCAAAGTCCTCAACCTTAGATAAAATAAAGGTGCCATCTGGAACCTTCTTTTGGGCCTCTACTAGAACCTGCCAACTGATATCCAGTCCTGTTACTTTAGCCCCAGCATCACTGGCCTTTTTACTAAACCAACCCGTATTACAAGAAATATCTAAAAATCTTCTACCCTTCATCTCTTTTGGAAAGTTAAATACTTCCCATTTAGGGTCGCTAAACTCACTTGATTGATAGTTAGTTCCCCCAGTAAGAGAACACTCTAGATTGGCAGTATCTTTGATAATTATAGTTTTCTCTGGAAGATACATTTCATAGTCTTTATAAAGGTTGTTGTATTCTTCTTCTTCCCTAAAGGGTGGAATATGTCCACCATCTTTAATTCGACTGGTTCTATTTTTTAACCATTGTTCGTAGTCTGGTTTAAGACAAATATTGATAAGCTGGTGATCGCCAAAAAGTTCTGAGACTAATTCTTTTTCGTGTTTATTCCAGTAAATAGCCTCACCCTCCATAACAAATGACCTGGGGATATTGTAAGAGAAAAATTCTAGATAGGCCTGTTTAACACACTCACGCAGAGAACCATAGACACCCATATCGGGGATACCGATTGAGTCTGGGTTTTCCCAAGTTTTAGCCATTGGTAGTAAAACAACTTTATCTTTTGGAACCTTTAGATTACTAGCTACGATATAGTAGACATCATCAACCTTGAAATAAGGGACACCAAGGTCTGTCGCCATCTTTCTAGCAAAGGTAGATTTACCAGAGCAACCTAAACCCCCGATGAGGTAGGCGGTTTTATTTGGCACTTGTTCTTCCATAGCTGGTTGAATAATATAATATTTTCATTAACATGTGTGTACCTACCCTCACTACTACCCTCTTTGTGAAACATCTTACCATCAGTATAGACACCAATCTTATAGCCCATCTTTTCCGCCCTTAGGTAAAGGTCAACATCTTCACAACCATTCTTAAAGTCCTCATTAAACAAGAGTTTCTTAAAGACTTCAGTCTTAACCATCAAACAAGCTCCAGAGGGGTAGGTAATTTCCTTGGTATTATCAGTTACTTCCTCTAAAAAGCCATCTACAATGTTAAATCCAGTACAGCCCTCAGACATAAGCACACCTAAAATATCAAAATCAACCATTTGCTTTAACATTCCCTTAATTAGGTTATGGTTTATTCGTGAGTCATCGTTAAGAAAGAGAACATAAGGGGTTTTGACCACCGAAAAGCCATCATTGTTGTTCTTGGCAAAGGTACCACCTCTTACTATCACTACTTTTTTCATTTTAGACAGGTCTTGCATTAATTCTCCCAGTTTATCTACCCGATTATGGTGGGGAATAACGACTGTAACCCCATCTAGGTCTACGGCCAGCTTAAGTATCTGCTCTACTACGTTTTTAATGTTATGTTTTTGGTCAAAATCTACAGGGGGGTCATAAAGTTTATTTTCTAGAGTGTCTGGGTCGTAAATCCGACTAGGAATACCACAGCTCCAGGCCTCAAGGTTGACTCTACCGAGAAGTATTCCAGCTACTTCCTCACAGTCGCTCACATCTTCCTCAATCTCAAACTTATCGGGATTAATGGTAACGTATGGACTCTCGTGTAGTTTAGCCCCACAGTCAAAACCAAAGATATCTATGTGCCTCTTTTCATTGGCACCATCAATAACGTGGTTAAGAAACTTTTCTCTAAGAGTATCTAGGGTACAGGGAACAACCACCCTCTCAAAGTCTCTTTTTGTCTTTTTTCTTTTCTTAAATCTATTTCTATCTACCCCGTTGTAGATAACAATGCACTTATTTTCAGGGATACCATGCTCGTCAACAATATGTCGCAAAATGTTTTGTCTAATACAGACATAAGCAATTATTTGGGGACTATTTTCTAGGGGGGTTTCATACTCATACTCACTATGGACAATGTTAATGACGGGGGTATCAGGTAAGCGGTTGATAACTGTGGCTGATATCCCCTCAGAGACAATCGCCAGGTCGTAGCTGGGCTCTAAACCCTCTAAGGTTTTAATGGGAACAAGAATAACTCCAGCTTTTAAGAGATTTTCTTTTAGTTTAGGGCCAGAAACACCGTGGAGACCATCTTCATATTCAGAACACATAGTCACTCTATGACCTCTACGCTTTAGTTCTAGACAGAGTTCAAAATTATATAGTGGGGCTCCACTTAGATATGACATAGAAAGAGAACAAACCAAAATATTCACTCTTTTTTGATAACTGCTAAGCCAAAGGTGGATACTGTTACCATATCGGTAGAACCAAAGTACTCCCTGACCGCCTGCTCAACCCCTGGGAGTTTATCCCAGCCATAGTCGTGAATACAGATAATGCCGCCAGGTTGTAGTCTAGGCCAGACTTTTTCCAGGGAGTCTAGAATTGACTGATAGAAATCACCATCTAGAAAACCAAAGGATATCTTATCTGGGTAAGTTTGGTCCTTAAACCAACCCTCGTGGATTTTAGGTAGGCGTAAATTAGCATCATTAAATCTTTTAAGTAGTTGCCATGTCCCCCCAAGGTTAAAATAACCCTTACAAAATTTAGGGTCTTCATCTCCATCTTTAGTATCTTTATCGGGTAAACCCTGAAAACTATCATAGACATGGAACTCTTTATCTGAGCCCAGTCTATCAAGCAGTCTCCTGATATAAATACTGGTGAGACCAGCGTGGCAACCGAGTTCAACTACGGCACCAGGAATATCCTTGGTTTGTTCTATTGACTCTAGGATTGTTTTAACATGCTCTGGCTGGGCATTGGGAGTATCGTGAGGAAACTGTTCAAAGATTTTATCTACTATCTGACTCATTTTTTTATGGTTTCACTGATAATTTTAACAGGGATCTCAGTTGTCCCTTCACCATACTTTTTAAGCATCGTGCCATAGACATTAACTTGGGTATTGTTTTGACTGTTTCTCTTTTCCTTTTCACCAGCAAAGAACTCCCCAGCCTTAACTAGTTTATCTATGTTTTGTTCCTCTGGGATTAACTGCATAATTCTATTTTTAATAGAAAAGGTGGACTGCATATCGTAATCCATCATGGCTGCCTTAAAATTCTGTTCAAAGAGTTGTAATGCTTCTGGGGTAGGAACCCTAGTCCAGTTGATAATGGTCTGGGGATTAGCGTGAAACCACTCTGAGAGTCTCTTAGAACCCCACCCTGCTTCATACATAACCTTGGCCATAACTTTCTTTTCTTTTTTAGTAACTCTACCTCTGTGTATTTTCATAAACTCTGGTTTATCTAGGGTACCATCATAGTTCTTTCTTAAACCAGTATCTCTATCTATCCATCTACTCTTACTGTTAGGAAAGGGACCTCTAAATGTTGGTTTAAGTTTAACATATACCATGAAAAATTTTAACATATAACCTAGGTAACGGTACCTAATGGTAATGAAAATTGTTACCCCTGAACTGTTTACAGTGTAGAGTTACATTTTTATGAATGTGTTATGCCTACTGGTATAAAGGTGACATTTTTATGAATGTGTTATGGTTTTTATGAATGTGTTATGGTTTTTATGAATGTGTTATGCGAAGAATTATTAACCAACCATATTTTTTGTCCAAAAGCTTTCACCCCTGATTGATTTTAATGTTTTGATCTACTGCCATGGCTACTATGTCTTCAAATGTATATTGTGCGACATAAAACAAAGCTAAGATATGACAATGGCATGGTATTGTATCCCATAACATAGGGTATTTAACACAATAGACAACTAGACGACAGGACGGGGAGTGATGAAAAAGAGAGTCAATCAACTTTTATCTTTAGCTATCCTCACCCCACGTAAACACCACCAAAGGCTCTACAAACAACAATAAAAGGTTATCCCCCCCTAACAACCCCCTAATATCTAAACTTAGAACATATAATAATATAATTGTATTATGTTTATATATTAACTAGCTATCCTATGTCATATATCATGTATTACCATTATATATAGTATATTTAATGGAAAAATATATAATATAAAAAAGATAATATATACCATAATATAGGCAATATGTTATATGACATAATTCCTACTTATTGACAGATAATATATGTTCTTGATACACTACTCATAATTAAACATTTAATATATAAGGGCAACGCCCAAAGTATGAAAATAGACAAATTTCATAAAATAATTAATCACAGAATTGTGGCGGATAATCTACCAAAAATATCCGAAGCAGATTACCAAAGAATCTGTGAGACATTAAGACTAATCAAATAACATTATAAATTTATATAGGGGGATCTTATGAAAGAATGGCAAAAAAGAGAAGATATAGAAGCACTACAGTGCCTATATCAGTCTAATATGTTATCAATTAATGAAGCAAAGGAGATATTAAAATGATAAAGCAGATAAACTGGTATGAATTCTCAGACTGGTTTTTAAAATCAGATACATATAAGAATAACTTTAGTTATGATGGCTTAAGATCCTTATATGATTATCTAGAGGACTACGAAGAACAAAGCGGGGAAGCTTTAGAGTTTGACCCTATTGCTATCTGCTGTGATTATAGTGAGTTTGATAGCTTAGAGGAAATACAATCACAATATCCGGACATTAAAAGTCTTGATGACCTTGAAGATAAGACAAGTGTTATCAATTGTGATAACGGACACTTAATTATTTTTAATTTTTAATATGAAAGTATTACAGGTAAAACAATATAATCAATACGACTTACAACGCTACTCTAAAAAATATGATGAATGGCGAGAAAAGGGCGGATATAATACCAACAATTATCCGCCACAACAGGCTTTTTTTGGTTTTTATCACAATGGCAATTTTAGACAGACTGGTTATGTCGCATTTGATGAGCATTCAGCTTATTTAGCTAAAACAAAAAGGGAAGCCATAAAAAAATATAATAAGAATAATTTATCAATTTAAAATAAAACTATGATTAAAAACATCTTAACAGCTATTTTCCCAATGTTATTATTATTATCAGTTTATTTAATTTTGAATATATGAAATTAGAAAAAATAATTAAACAAATTGACAGCGGTTATCATTTATCAGAGAACGAAATCCATCAAGCATTTAAAGAGCTAGAAAAATATAGAGATATATTAACTAATTACTATTTAACTAAACAAAAATATGAAAAATAAAGTATTAAAACAAAGCTATGAGAGTATGGGTAATAATAGCATCATAGTCGAATTAGAGATTGAGAAAAAGATACCAGTCTTATGGGTATGCTTAACGGACTTTAACCCATACAAAAGAATAATTAAAAAATATGATATGAGAACTAAAAAGAACTGGAATGACAATAACTTTTTATTCTATTTAGATAAAATTATAAAAAATGATACAGTTAAGTCGTCAAAAATTTAGATATAAGAAGTTTTGAGTGCTTTTCGTATCAAAATATATAAAAATTTAAAAATTTAAAATAAAACTATGACAGAAAAAGAAATACAAAAACGCCTCAAATATCTCAGAGGTGAAATAGAAAAAGAAAGAATAAGTTATAGTGAGATAGCAGAATTGATGGATTATAAAAAAGAGATACTAGAATCAGGTGATGTAATTCTGGCAGAATGGGCGGGAATACCAGAGGAAGAATTTAATAATTATATAAAATAAAATATGAAAACATTAAACACATCACCAGCCCTATTAAAAGACCTTAACAAAGTATTATCACAATATGGCTATCACTTAGTAGTAGCCAATGCCAACATCAAGCAAGGCAATCACCGGTATATCTTTACGGATGATACTATAAAATTATTAATTGAATTTTCAAAATATGAAACTAGATAAAGAATTAGAAAAGGTTAAAAATGATTATTATTCTGCTATGTTTGAAATGATATCAAACGATAGAATAGACCTAACACCTGAAATTGTAGAGTATTGCGTGAGAAGCTTTATAGAATTAAAAATAGCAGAGGAATTGCCCTATTAAATAATTATAAAAAATAATATGAAATACAAAGATATAAAATGGAGATTAGAGGAAATAACCCAAATGTATAGAGAATGGGAATACAACCCCAAAATTTACCAGCCAATGGATTACAGTCAAGTTATAAAAACTTTAGAAAATATAGTAATAGCAATACAACTAAAATAAATATAAAATAAAAACTAATACCGTCAGGGATTGACTCCCGTTGGCGGTATTTTTTTTGGTTTATAACATAGCACCTTGACAATTAGCATTATTTACACAGTCAATAGTAAAGCGATGAGAGCATAACATAGTTATCTATACGCACCTCAAGACCTCACTATTTGACCTACAATGAACGATAACAGATGAGGTGGCACTTTATACCATCTTAATTATTATCATCAATTCTAGAGGCGATAATAAGAGAGGATAGACGAAGATAAAAGGGGAATAATTTTTTTTCAGGGTACCCCCTCAAAATTCCGAAAACCAAAATTCTCGCATGTGTGTATGACAACAGTTGACAATTTTTTGAAGAAAACCAAAAATCAAAAAACTCTTTGATTTCAAAAAAACAACAAAACAAAACAACAAAACAACCCCAAATCGTTTCAACTTGGGTATTGTAATTAGACAATGTTCTTGATATAATAAATTAAATAGGGAGTGAAAGGTTAAGAGCTCTATGGGGCAATCATAGGGCTACTCCAGTTCAATTCTGGACACTTCCACTAAGTTAATATTTAAACTAAAAAATGAATGTATTTTATGAGTACGCAGTTCCCAATAGTTGTGTCTGGTTATATCTTAAACTGACAGAACAGCACCCAGAGTGGACAATAACTGATATTAAAAATTATTTGTTAAATAAAAAATGAAACAACAATTTTGGAGACACTGCGAAGAAGATGTAAAAATTGCTGGAACTGAATACGATAAGAGGGTTAAATATGATGATGATTTTAGGGAAACAATTAAAAATTTATACCGAAATAAAACTTCTATAAATGAGATTAGCCGTTTGATGGGTTGTTCTAAAAGATATGTCCAGTTTACTTTATTTCCCGAAAGGTTAGTAGAAGCTAGAAAAAATCGTGATTGGACTAAATATTTCAACAGAGAACAGCTTACTAGATTAGTAAGAGAGTTAAGACAAAGAAAAAAACTATTGATTAAAAAAGGAAAAATAGTACCAGTTAAAAAATTATTTGTTAAATAAAAAATGAGCAATAAACAAAACGATATAATCGTAGATGATGTCATAGACTATGTGGATAGTCTGATGGACATTAACCCAACTATTCCAGCTGAGGCTAGGAATGACCTAATTAATGCTGAAATCCGTAAAAGGATGGAGGAAACCATTGAAGATGAGGGGGTGGAGCATTATGAGTAAAATCTTTTACACCACTAACAAGAACACCGCCCTAAAAATGGTCTATCAGCTCTTATCAAAACTAAATGACCAGGATAAACTCTGGGTGGCAAACGAAGTCCTAGAGACTTTCAAAGCAGAAAACTTAATATTTGGAAAAATAAAATAAGATGAATGATACAAATTATATTGAGAATGACCTTGACCTGACCAAGAAACTTTTTAAGAAAAGAATAGTCGCTAAAACTATCTCCCAAATGTCATTTGAATTGAGGGAAATTGATAAGGCTTTTCCCTATGATTATTATGAGTTTTCACATGCTGAAAAGATGATACAACTCTACGAAATTATAGAGGACAAAGTATTAGAATTAGCCGAAGTTATCAAGGAAATTAGAGAAGAAGAAAACTGATATAGAAAATAACATATCGTCATATTTTAATTCTTGCTAAAGAGGAGTAGGATTAATTAATGCACACAACAAAAAGAGTATTAATTTCAAACCAAGAAACAAGCCGATGGGGGTTGTGTGCAAAACTCTCCCTGTCGGCTTTTTTGTTGGTTGGAGGTTTTAAATGAGTTTTATAAAACTAAACCGAGAGTCTCAAACAACCGAATGGATAATAAGAAAAAGACCAACTGCTTTTTTACTTTTAACTTTGGTTGCCAAGAGGGCCAAGAGGTCAGACAGTTATCCAGATAAGTATTTGGAGATAGGCGAAGCAGAGATTGGTGATTATGAAACCTATGGGGTGACAGAGCAGGTTTATAGGTCAGATAAAAAGTTTCTTGAAATCAACGGACAACTAACGACCAGAACAACGAGCAAGGGAACGATTGCTAAACTCATAAGTAACGCAGTATTTGATATCAACGAGGACAAACTAACGGACAAACTAACAGGCAACCAACGAGCAACTAACGAGCAACTAACGACTAACAAGAATATAAAGAATGATAAGAAGTATAAGAAGAAGAAAGAGATAACTCCTTTAACCATCAAAGAACTTTACCAGTTTGGGATACAGCATCGTTACTGGATAGAAAACGTAAAGGAAACCCACGAGTCAATTCTTAGGTCAATAGAAAGTGGAGACAAATATAATATTTCCAATATTAAACTAACCCTGCTTAGCTGGTTAAAGAGAGCAGAGAGAGCTAGTGAAATAAATAAAGCAACTGATATTGAACTTCAAGTAATGAAGTTAGAACTGGTGCCAAATAAGGAGGGACTCTATGTCCATTGATCTCTATCAAGTAGCAGAATACTATCTCAAGATTGGTTGGAGTATTTTGCCAATAATCCCAGAAACTAAAAAGCCAGCAGTCATGTGGAAAGAGTATCAAGAGAGACAGCCTACACGAGAAGAAGTCTTTAACTGGCTTGACAAGGGCTGGCACCTAGCAGTAATCACTGGTGATATCTCTGGTATCTTGGTAGTAGATGACGATAGAGTTAAACACGGACTTAATGAGTGGGGATTTACTTCACCACTAATTGCTAAAACACAATCTGGTGGTAAACATTACTACTTCAAATATGACCGAGAAATTCATAGTCATAGTAATCCTGAGATTAGAGTAGACATAAAAGCCTGGCATAGTTATTGTTTATTACCACCATTTAACAATCGGGAGTGGGTAACAAAACCAGATAGACAAACACTAGAAAGATTAGAACCAGTCCCAGATGAAATAGTTAGACTGATTAATTCGGATAGTAAAAAAGATGCGAGTGGCAATACTCCACCGCTGATTATGTCCGACTTTATTAATATTCCAGAGGGCAATCGCTCAGATGCTTTACATAAGGTCGCCTGTTCGGTCTTTAGTAAAAATGACAAAGAGACTGGATTACAAATCCTACTGGGGATAAACCAAACTTATAACCCACCCTTGACTAAACCAGAGTTTGAATATCAAGTGGCTAGGGCCTATGAGTTTATAGAAAACAATAAAAAGAAAAACACTGGTTATGAACCACCAGAGAAACTTCAAGATATTATTGACAGGCGTAAGGCCGAGAAACTACTGGAGAAAGATTGTCCCAGCACTGGTCTACCTACACTTGACCACATGACTAAGGGCTTTGTCCCAAAGCATACCTATCTTCTAACTGGAGACACTAATGTTGGAAAAACTTCAATGGCTTGTTGCCTTGCTGTCAATGTAGCCAAACAAGGAAAAAAGGTTTTATATCTTGCCCTAGAACCAGATACTAGCGTGGTGGAATATATTGCTTCTATTGTCAATGACAAAGAGTTTAATCAACTTGACCCTGAGACTGACTATAACTTTGGTGATTTACCTATTGAGATTTACACCAAGAAAATGGTTAGAACTCCTGAAAAACTTTTAGATTATATTAATCAGAGTGAACGCTACGATCTGATTATCATTGACCATATTGGCTACTTTGTCACTGATAAAACAAACACCTACCAAGAACAGTCAAACATTATGAAAATATTACCTGAGATAGCTGATGCTAAAAAGAGTTCAATCTTGGTAATTGCCCACCTTAGAAAACCAATCAAAGGAAAAATAGGTCAGATACCCACCATTGATGATGTTTCTGGTTCAGCTTCCTTTAAACAAGATGCTACTGATGTCTGGATAGTTCATAAAAATCCAGTAGAAGATGATTTTACCCACACCACCTATCAAAACTCTGGATATTTAATTGTGGCCAAGTCAAAGTCAGGTTTTAGTGGACCGATTAAACTTTTATTTGGTTACATGAAAGCTGGAATTAGAGAACCAGGAGAATTTGATTAATTATTAATTAAAAAATATGTCTGATTTTAAACTAAAAAAAATAGGCACTTACACTTCTACCACCAATAAAATGGGTAGACCAATGATACGATTAATTTTTGACCCTAAAGAACTCGCTAGAGTAAAAGAGTGGGACCTTGATAAGGTCTACATCTATCAACCAAAGACTAGTGGAGATATTCTTGGTTTAATTAAAGAGGAGAACAGTGGACCCGATACTCCGCCAATGCTATAAGGGAATTGCCTATTGCTACTTCAACCCAGATGATATTGTTAAAAAAAAATCACTGGATACTTTTATTTCACTTGCTTGGAAATTGGGATATCCCAGAACCTATTTTGATATCCCCAGTAAAGAGATAAAAGTAGAGGATATGACAGACTGGGAAATTAAATATGTTCTTGATAAAACATAAGATATGTTATATAATACATAGCATATGAGCCATATAATCAGTAATCACATAGACAAGTGGGTTTCTCAAATATTAATATCAGATAATGAAAAGGATAGAGAGGAACACGTCAGTTCAGGAAAGTTATCAGCTTCAATGCTCGGTGCTCCACTTCAAGCCCAAATACTAAAAGTAAAAGGAGTGCCACCTAAAGAGGTTGATGAGTATGTTTTACGCAAGTTTAAAAGAGGCAAAGATGTTGAGGACTGGCTAGTCAAGACACTACCAGCTCTGATTGCTACTCAAAAACCAGTAGAGTATCGCAATGTAGTTGGACTGATTGATGCCGTAGTCTCCACTTCTGGGTGGGAAAAAGACTTTGGAGCCATACCCTTAGAAGTCAAATCAGTTACCAATGCTAAATATAAAAACATTATAAGGTCAGGTGAAGCAGATAGGAGCCATATATTACAGGCCTGTCTCTATGCACTTGCTGAAAGTAAGGACTATTTTGCTATATGCTATATCGCCTCTGATGACTATCGGATAACAACCATGATATTTAAAACAGCAGATTATAAAGCTGAGGTTGACAGTATTATTGACAAGTTTGAGGCCCAACTGGCTAGTGAAATGATACCTATGTTTGAGGCCATAGAGAAATGGCAGGAGAACAAGATGTATTACAGTTATCCTGATTTTATGGACTTAAACCTAGAAGAAGTTAATGCTAAGTTTAAAAAGGAATATGAGTCAAAAAAGAAATAGAAAACTAAAGAAACTATCAGCAAATGATAGACACTATCAGGCCCTAAAAGAAGCCTGGAAAAAGTTAAATGTTATTGCTAGAACAAAGATGTATGAACCTAAGAACTAATGTAAAAGTTAAATTTAAAATATACAGTGGGGGTAAGTTATTAAAAATTAAATGGTTTACTATTCGCTATTCTGATAGTCTTAAAAGATTTTTATTAAGACCTCCAATTAATTACATAGATAAAAATTTTAAATTAAAAGGCATTAAGTGCGACATCACGGTTCACCATACCAAAAAGAAAGATGATATAAATTCTGGGATATATGATAATCACAGAGAGGCCTTAAATGCTTTTAAGTGTTTTACTGAGCAAGATTTGATAAAAGAGTTCTGGGACAAGGTCCTAATACCCAAAAGAGTAGTCAAATTCAACGCTTCTCGGAAGAAAAAAATGATGGAAGGGTTAAAAAGGTATAAAGAGGCCACTTTAAAAAAATCGTTATAAATCATTATTAATTTACAAGAAAAAACATATGGCTTTCAAAGAAGCAAAAAAAACAGGTGGTGGTGACTATCCTGGCACTTGGCAAAAAGACACCCAAAAAGTTATAGAGGGTACAGTCGTGGACTTTAAACAGGACATCATGGGAAAACCAGGTGCTAATGTTATTGTCCTAGAGACCGAAGATGGTCCCAAGACAGTTTGGCTAGACAAGGTACTCAGCAGTTACCCTGACCTAGTAGAAATCGGCACTAAGGTGAGGATCACCTTTCTCGGAAAAGAAAAATCCAAGAGTGGTCCAAACATGTTCAATAACTACAAGGTAGAAATTGACCAATAGCCTATTGCTTTTTACTGCTATTCTTGATATACTAAAGAGTCAAAGCAGAGGAACACAATACCCAGTAAGAAAGTTGGATGAGTTGAGGTAGTACCAGACACCCATCCAATTTCCTTGCTGGGTATTATAAAACTATGAAACAAAACCAATACGATAGAGTAAAAAAATGGAGAAAGGAAAATAGAGAAAAACACCAGGAGCAATGGCTTCGCTATTATCAAATCCACAAGGATAAAATCAAGGCCGATAGAATTGAGCGTTACCATTTAAAGAAACAAGGTGAAACGAATAAAGAAACTATTTAAACTATTGGCTAAAGAAGATGGCTTTACTTTATTTGTGGTTGTTATGACATTTTGCTTTACTTCTTTAGTTTTTCTATATTTTATTGGACAATAACGTGAAGAACCCCAAAAAAATCACCAACATTAACGATTATTCAAAGGAAGTAGACAAGATAATCGCAAGCAAAAAACCAATAGACGAACAATTCATGGATTTAGTTGAAGAGTTAGGAGGAGTATTTATCGAGGACCAAAGCTATGAAGAATATAGTGAACTTTCTTTTTATCACGGAACAGATAAACAAGGTTGGGAAGAAACTTTAAAACAAGGATATTTACTTCACCAAAGAGGTAAGAATATGTCACCTTGTGTTTATTTAGCAACTGACAAAAAAGAGGCAGAACAATACGGGGATATTATTTTAGAAGTTAAATACAATCCCTTTTTAAATCCCAGTAAAAATAATTACAGTAAAGATTGTTGGCAGTTTAGAGTTTATGAACCCATTCCAATAGAAAATGTCAAATTAATTATGAGCCAAGGCGGTAGCCAAACCAAGAGGAAGCGTGATGCTACGACTGGAAGCACCGCTAAGGTTCACCAAACTATGGCGAAAACGCCACAATTAAATCATATCGGTGAAGCCAACGAAATGATAAAAGAACATACCGAGGACAAGCTCGGAAAGTCCCATAATAAAGAATTAGAGTGGGAGAAAGAGTTTGAGCTTTGGTGTGATGTTACTGAGGTTGATAGGGTAAGTCGGGAAAGTATAAAAGGATTTATTACTACGGAGTTACTAGGAAAGATTTTAGAACACAACAAAGACGAGATGACAGGTCTTTATGACTATGATGGGATAGCGTTAGAAGTTATTAGTTTAGTTAAGAAATGAAATCACAATCAGAGGGAAAGGGGATAAAATTAGACTTACAAGATTTGTTTAAGTTATGGAAAAAATATAAACAAGACCCAAAAGTTTTATATGACCCAAACCCACCACTCGGAATAGTTTTTACTTTTGAAGGATTTTGGTATTGGTTAATTAAAAAATATGACAAAAAAACTAAGTAAAAAAGAAATAATTGAAAGCTTATTAGAAGAACTAGATAACGCCGAACAAGAGGTGGAAGAAATTTTGGGGGAATTATGGGAATTAGGAGTTGATAATCCATACGAATATAAATTAAAAATTAAACCTAAAATATGAAATCACTAGATAAAAAGAAAACTAAAGAATTAGAGTTGGTTAATAAAATTTGTAAAAAAGTAGCAGACAGATGGGCAGTAGAAGAAAATATGGGTGGGTTTGATGGTATATATTCTGAATTTGCTAAAGAAGTTGCCAGAAAATGCCTTACCCAACAAAGAACAGAAATATTAGAGGAGATACTAAAACACAATCAAGACGAGATGACAGGTCTCTCTTACTGCTGGAACTTTGACTTTGATGGGATAGCGTTAGAAGTTATTAGTTTAGTAAAAAAATGAAATCACAAACAGAGGGAAAGGGGATAAAAGAAAAAATCAAATGGTTTAACGAACATAGTCCTGATTACATGGCGGGACATTCTAATTTGTATTACTGGATACACTATCCAAAGGCATTAGTTAAATTTTTATGGCTTTCAAGAAATGACTAACCAAAACTCACCATCTAAAATAAAATCATCAGAGGGAAAGGGGATAAAAATAATAATTGAAGTTTATAACGCCTTACCTTGTAAAACACAAAAATTTACAATTAATGGAATTGATATTGACCAAGATTTGTTTGTTGATAATTATGACAATGGAGATGGTGAAGAAATAGAATATGGTTGTAATAATCGTGTAACTGAATTATTGAGTATTGACCAAGTTAGAAAATATTTACCAGAAGAATTAAAAGATTTGACTGATGAAGAAATCAAAAAAATACAAAGTGAATTAGAAGAAAAGTTAGTAAGTGGCGGTTGTGGTTGGTGTGTTTAATTATTATAAATTTATTGGAAAAATGAACCAAAAATCACTAGATAAGGGAAAGGGGATAACCGACAGACAAATGTGGAAAATTGCCATGAATATGTATTCAGGATGGAAATTTGAGGACGCAATAAATGACATCGTAAAGTCCACCAAGAAACCAAT